CTGTCGCGTCGTATCCGACACGCAAGGCTAGGTCGCGGTTGTCGCTTAGATGCGTCACGACACTTCACGCCCCGAGCAGCGGATGTTGATGGCAGACCCTGTGCCAGCAAGCGTTGAGATGTACCCGCCGGGCGCAAGAATCTGGCCGATCAGTTCTGGAAACGTGTATGTCTCTGACGGTAGCAGCGTCTTGGCTTTAATAGTCAAGTTCTGGTTGCCTGCCGAATCAAATTGCGTAACGAAATTGATTGAGATGGTCGCCGCCGATGCGCTGTAATTTGTTGCTGTGAACTTATCCACAATCGCTGACACGTTTGTCGCCGTGTACTGCGTCGTTTGTGCGGCTTCCGCAATCTTGGCTGGAATCAGAACTTTTACGTTAACTGCCATACGTCACCTTAGAATGTAAAGACCATGCGCACGCGACCGGCGTACCCCGTCTCACCGCTTATTGTGATGCCCCCATCGCCGCCTGCGCCGCCGGTTAAACCATTATCACCCGTAATCGGTATAGCGCCGACGGTTACACCGACCGCACCGCCGTTGCCGGTCGTGTTGGTCGTATTGCCGCCTGTGGCAGTGCCTCCGGCGCCTTGCACCGCAAACAAGCCCCACGTACCGCCTTGACCGCCGTTGCCGGTCATGGTCGCCAAAGCGTAGGTGCCGGCGTACGCGTTCGAGAAGCCGCCTGCGCTACCATTAAGTGTTGCGCTTGTGCCACCGACACCGCCAGCACCGACGGTGTAGCTAATCGTCTTGCCGTCATCGCCAGATAGCACCAAGACTGTCTTACTGTAGCCGCCGCTACCGCCACCTGCACCTGCGAAGATCTCCGGCTCACCCGGCACGATCTCGCCTTCGTAGCGCGCGCCACCGCCTCCACCTGCGCCCCAGACCTCAATCGTGACGCCTGTGGCACTTGCTGGAATAGCGACCGCACCTGCACCGGGCTCGGTGTAGTCGTACACACCCGCGCCAGCACCGCCTGTGCTGCCGTTGATGAACGCGGCTAAGATGGCTCCGCTCATTAGGTCAAGCCTGCTCCGCTAATCAGCCAAGATGTCGCGCCAATCTTAATACAAGTCGCCACACCATTTTGAGCTAATGTCCGCGTGCCGGTTGTGGTGCTGTTAACCAACGTCAGCGTGTCCGACGTAATCGCAATCGAGAGCGCGCTAGCATTGCCGTTAATGATAATAAACACCGTACCTGTCGGAAACGGCACCGAGGCGTTGGCGGGGATGGTCAGCGTGATACTGCTGCCATTCATCAAGATCGTCTTACCTGCATCCGAAGCAATCAGATCATAGTTGACTGTTTGGCTGTTCAGCGGCGCCTCGCGGTAGCCTACCGGATAGTTGTTGCTTGACGGCGCGTTGTCAGGGATGAGCGCAGTGCCCGTAAATGTCGGGCTAGCAATCGGCGCATAAGTCGCCGCAGCGGTCGCCGCTGACAGCGCATCGGTAATGCCGTAGCCTGAGAGCGTGGTCGGTGTGCCCGTCACGTTCGCCCACGGATACGACAGCAACGCGATGTCATTAACGCCCGAAATATTGTCGTACTCACCCAACTGCACATCGCAAGAATCGCGCAGCACAAACCGATACGCGACGCCTTCGGTCAGCCACATGTCTTCAGGCAGTCGGCCAGAAGAGTCAAGAATGATAGGGTTAGCATTAGCGGTGACGCCGGTTACGGATGTGTACGTCGTTTGCGGGGTCGTAGTGCCTGCCGCATACGTGTAGATTTTTCCGCCTGCCAGCACAGCACCGTCATCGGTAAAAAACTGTGCTCCAGCGCCCGCAAAAGGCGAAAGAAAAACGCTCATATATACACCTGCATAACTGTCAAAATGATGGACGGAATGGCGGGGACGGGGGCCGAGGCAGCGAAATGCTGTAACTGCACGTCAATGCTATCAACTGAAAAGTAAAGCTGAAAGTAATCGCCGTTTGATAAAGGTAAAAAATAGTTAGCAGCGGAAAAGATTTCCGCATCATTGCCTTGGATTTGAACTAAACAAGCTGAGCTTGGCACCGCCGTTCCGTTAATAGCGGGCCATATATAAAACCGGCCTGTACCGCCCGATGTTTTATCAACCTGAATTGAAAACTGAATGTTGTAGATCGCAGGCCGCGATACCTTGACCTTGCTACTATCTGCGGGGTCAAGATAGACCCCGTAGTTGGCGTCGGTCGTATTGTACGTAATCGCCGTTGCGGTATTGATTGCGCTCGCCGCCTGTGTCGTGGTGTCTTGAAACGAACCAAAACTCACAGGGGTTATCTCCGGCGCGCGCGGCGCTAGCTCCAACGCCTGCACCCGCGCTTGAGTTGCGGCGAGCTCAGCTTCGGTGGCCGCGTCGCTAAACGGCGCTAACTCTAAATCGTTTATCGTAACCGCCGTTGTGCCGCCACCTGTTAATTGAAACTGGTTATTAAAGAACCGAAACCACTCGCGCGAGATTTGACCTGTTTGCGCGTCGATGAGCGGCACTCGCGGTGCGGGGATTTGCGTAACGTTTTGCGTCATGCCGCTGTCCCACTTAAGCGCAGTTCAGCGCCCATGATCGCAACCTTAACCGGATCGGTGCCTGAGATTTCATACACGCGATCTCGCAACTTAGTCGTCATGCCAAGGCGCCGGAAGATGGCGCGGGTGCCGTATTGACCTGAACGCCCCATCGACACAGTGCGCTCGCCGTTCCATGTGTGCCCGCCGTCATCAGACCATCGCAACATTAGACGGGGGTTGACTCCCACGGTCGCGCTTGACTCGATGACTAAGCTCAACCCTTCATCTTCTACAACACCTAACAAGTTATCGCACGGCTGTGTTTGGATGTCTTGCGGCACGTTCGTCCCAAGATTAGCTACCAACTGCGGCGCGCCTGTCTCTGTGTTAATGATGACCTGTGATTCGTTCGTAATCTCTGTAGGATCATCGAACGCATCGACGCCTGGCAAGCCCACGCCTGTCTCACAGTCGATCTGTAGCGTGTGCTGGGCCGTGCGGTTTAGATTGTTGGCTCCCGTCGGCAGTGCGCGCCATGACCGCAGCCATTTTTGCGTCGCGTTGTTGTCTGCATAAACTGACAAGTCGAACGCATATAAATTGCCGTTTTCATAGTCGCCTACAATCGGCTCGCCATTAAACGCAGTGTGGCAGTTCGAGCGATGGCGCGTAAAGCGTCCGAGCTTGAATCCTGCTCGCTCGTGCCAAGCGCCGGTCGCGGCATCGTAGACCCACGTTGTGTTGGCAGACGGGAAGATCAACACGTAAAACATGTGCCCGTCTTGCTGATAGGTATACGCAAACGCGTCCGACATGTTTTCGTACTGTTGAATGGCGTACTCAATCGCGTGCGTTGAAACGCGTGCGGCTTGATAGCCTTGCGCGCGATAGACGATGCCTTGACCGCGCGCATCGGCGCCGAGCCAAAACACGCTGTTATCCATCTTAGCTACTGAATATGGCGCAACGCAGCCGATCTCGTTGTACGCGCCTTGGATGCGCGTCAAAGGAAAATCGGGATCGCCTGAGTTGTACCAAACTTCAGTGGAGTTGGTGCCAAACAGCCACGCCTCGCGGTGATCGACAATCAACGCGACTAAATTATCTGGCGCGGCTTCCGCGCTAGCAAAATCAAGTGCATCAATTGAAGTGCCGTCAAAGAGTGATGTAATCCACACACGTTGGCTGTTGGGCTCGTTAAAAACAAAATAGCCATCTAAATAGCCAACAGTCACGGCGCCTGGAAAATCAGGATCCGTAATCGGGACAAGCGTGTCTGACAAACTGTTGTAGATGTAACCGTCTGGGTTTGCCGCGATAAAAATTTGAATACCGTTGTCCGCCATCGACACAGGGCCCGTGCCTGAGATAGTTCCGATAACGTTAGGCGACGCGTTCTCTTGCAAGATCCCGCCACCGTCTTCAAGAAGGGCTAACGAGCCGTCTTCTAGCAATAGTTGGTTTAATGCGCTAGGCGCAAAATTTGCGTCGAGCTTATAAAACTCATTGCCAGAAACTACGTAAATATGATTTTTAAGCGTATACAGCCCGCGAATGGGCCCCGTGCCTATTGTTGTCTTAAAGCTTAAACCCGGACAACGTTGTAAATACGCAGGCTCTTTGCCCCCTTCCGGTATGACCTCGGGGTACAAATTAACCATACGATTATCGGCGGCGTTAACCGACCGAAGTACGTATGAGGAGCCGAGAATCGGCGTCTTCATTAGAAGTTCCCAGCGTAAATATTGTAGCGGTTACGGCGTGCGATCACGCTGTACGGCATCGACATTATGTCGTCAGGGTTGTTGATGCGCTTGAGATTGCGCTTGCTCGTCATCGCAATGCGTTGCACTTGCGGTGACGGTTCAACCCCAAACTCCGGCGCCAACTCCATCGCTAAGTTATAGCGAAACGCGCGCAAGTAACCTGGCGGAAAGGCAAGCGTTGTATCAAGCGTCGCCGGCTCAGAGAGCTCAAGCACTGAAATGATGTGAAACTCTAGCAGACGCGTGGGTACTGGATATAAGTACATCGTCACGTCGGGGTGCGTCATATTAACCCACATAACTTGCGGGTATGTGCTCGTAACGGTCTTCACGGCAATGTTGTTATATTGCAACTCATTGACCATTCGGATGCCGTACGACACGTTCGTAGCGGAATCACGAAAATACGTTGAGTCCAAGATCTGCACGGGACGCGCGCCGACAAAATTACCCGTCGGACCGATGGTGCGAACGCGCTCGCTAGGCGTCCACGAAAAGGTTTGATCTTGCGTGGCGTACACTGACAATCGCTCAGTGTTCCACGAGTCGATCATTTGGTTTAGTGCGGTAAGCGCATCGGCAGAAGTTTCCGCAGAAGGGACTTCGCCTTCTGCCAACTGTCCGATCAACCGCAACGCGCCGTTAATTTGGTCAGCGGCGGTAGTCATGGCTTATTCCTTCCTCTTTCGACGCGTTCTTAACTTGTTGTCGGCCATAACGGAGTCCGACGGTGCAAAAGTTTCCTCTTGCACCGCCGGTCCCGCAGGGTCGTACTCTTCCCATCCGTTCTGGTAATCCATAGCGACTTCCATATCGGAAATCGCCACCTTGGTCCCGTGAACGGGATGACGAAGATAGTAGTGCATAGTTACGGAAGAATACCGTAAGTTTGCAGTTTGCTCTCTAGTTCCGACACGCGATCCTGAAGGTTCTTGACCACAGACAACACCGTGTTGCCTTCATCTTTAGTAACGAAGCCAAATGGAGAGCTGTTGGTTAGATCCTGAATTGCGTAGTCAGGTGAGCCAGGAGCGGTAAAGGTAATGTCGGTAAGTGCCGTCGTATTCGCAGCCACTTCTGGGACGAAGCGAGCTCCGTCCAAAAGCTGATCTGCATAGGCGACACCAATCGGCTTGGTGTTAGGCATGAGCGTAGTCCTCTAGGCAGTGCCCCCTACGGTATCACCCGTAGGGGGCGTTTGCTATTACGAGATGCGGTAGACAGTCCACGCACCGTCGCCGGTCTTACGGCAACGGAAGTGACCTGACGTGGCCGCCGCTACAGCGCCTGCGCCTACAAGCGTCCAGCCCGTGCCCACAGCAACCGTGATCGCATCCGAACCCGACGCATCAATGTTGATGACGAAGAAGTCGAACGCTGCGTCAACTTTTGCAGTGGACGAATAAGCAGCTTCCCAATCCGCAACGGTCGGAAGGGTCAGATTGCCTGCCGTGCCGTTGAAGGTGAAAAGACCGCCTGCAAGCTGCGCTGGCGTAGCCGTTGCGCCTGCCGTAAGCGCCACAGGGGCGCCTTGGGCAAACATGACCGGCTCGCCAACATTGCCAGCGCTGATCTGATAGCCACCAGTACCATTAGAAATTGCCATTTTTCAATACTCCGTGAATAAGGTTAAACATTAGCCCCAGAGGCGCACGGCCATCTGCGGACGAATGACCCCATACCCGTACAGTACGTCAATACGGCAAGGCATACGGTCGTTGTTGATGTCGTACTGACGGACAACGCGCATAGAGATGCCGTTGTGGACCTGACGGCTCGCCATGTCAACGCCCTGCGGGAGCAGGAGGTCGGCGGTGGCAAACGTGATCGCGTCCTTGTGGTACACCAAGTTCTGCGCGTACTGGCCGCTAGCCGCACCCAAGAAGGTCACGACATCGCTAGCCGTTGGCAGCTTGCTGACGGTGGCGAGAGCGTGAGTCGGGCCGTAGACCGCTGGCGCAAACTCCACATCCGCAAACTCGGTCGAAGCCGAGGTGACGGTGTTCTGCACCACGAACTGCTGCAACGCGCCGGTTGACTCGCGGGTCTGCGGGTTGACCGCATACACGCCAGCAATCGTGAACACGTCGCCAGGGACGAGGGTGTTGCCGTCGGTCACGTTATCGAACGTCAGCGTGTTGGCGCCTTCGGTCAGCGTGGTCTTGACAATCGGAGTATCCGAACGCAAGGCCGAACCGTTGGTGTGCTGCTTGATCGACTGAGACATGTTGATCTCGTCGTAGCCCAAGATGCCTTCGCCCATCATGCCGTTCTTAAACTGACGGCTGATGGAGTCAACTGGGTTGAAAAGACCCTTCATGCCCTCGACCAACGCGGCGTTGGCGGCAGGGTTGACGGTCGCGTAGCGCGGCGCCATGCCCGCAGCGGCCTCGTTGAGCTTCTGCTGCGCCTGCAACAGAACGAGCGAGGTGCCAGGCGTGGTGCCGGGGGTGCCGACTGACTGGAAAATGCTCTTGTACGAGTTCGCCACGTCGGCGTCGATGCTGGCGGCCAACTGGCTGATACGCGGCTTCAACACGCGATCTGCGAAGTCGTCCAACTGGAGAGCCATCTCGGCGCTCGTGAAGTTGATGCCGATGTGCTTCTGCGAAGCGACAGTGAGAGTCGTGAACTGCTCGTTGTCGGACTGCACCTGAAGCGCGGCGCCATCGGTCACAAGGGCACGATCCGGCAAGCGGATGCGGAGGGTCGAACCGATCTTGGCACCTTCGACAGCGAAGCTGTCGTCGTACTGACGGTTCACGTTACGGGTGAGCACAAGGTTGTTCTCAAGGATCTCAAGAGCCTTCCTCGTGATCATGTCAATAGTCAGAAGTGAATTAGCCACAATAAATCTCCAAAATGAAGTTAGCGGTTACGACGCGCTTCCCACTGTTTCATCTGCCGCATGCGCTCAGCTTCGATCCACTCAGACGTGCTCATGTCTTTAATTGAGCGAGGGTCTGTCGTGTCTCGGGCCGGTGCGCCTGCGACTTTAGCCGTTACCGGCTTAATCGGCGGGGGCGCGTTGGTTGTCTTTTTAACCGGCGGATTGTCGGCTATTTTAGCCTCAATTTTGCCGATTTCCTTGGCTTGTAAATAGGGCGACAAGCGGGAAATGCGCTCAGCTTCTTTTGGATTCGAGCCCAAGTAGTAAGCCACATCGGGGCCTACGTCTGAAGCCTGAATCGTCTCCGCCATCACGGTCGTGATCGGCAGCGCTCGGTTGTACGCGACTTGCTCGAAGTCATCGTACTTCTCTCGCGCGGCCTCTTCCCGCTCGTGATACGCCTCCAAAAGCTCCATTTGCTGACGTTGCGCTTCTCGCTGGGCTAGAAGTTCTGCGGCTTTACGCTCGGCAAGCGCCTCGGCGTAAGCATCAGGATCTTCCTCCTTCGCGGGCAGCGGCGTCGCATCGGCCTTGGGGGCTTCAGCGGCTTTAGCAGCCTGTTCGCGTTCCCACTTGCGACGTTCTCTCGCAAGCCGTTTGCCGACCATCGCGTCTAACTCTTCTTGAGTAAACGTCTTGGCGGGCTTTTCCTCCGGCTGTTCTGCCTCTTGGGCAACTAATTCGGGTTCCGGTGTGGCCGTCACTTCCGGTTCCGGCGCGGGAGTCTCTTCCGCTACAACTTCAGTCTCTTCAGTCATTGTGATTCCTAATGAATCCCTGGTGAACCGCACCAGTACAGTTAAACTTTACTCTGCTCGTTGCGTAAAGGCAACGTTATCCATAGTAAGGCTCTACGTCTTCAATCTCAAGTAAGAACGTTTGACTGGCTGGATCAATTGCGCTTGTTGTTACATTAACAGCTTGAATAACCACCGCATTCTCTGCGTTATCTCTTGCGTAAAACGTATAGCTGACGCCGTTATCAATTGTTGAATACACGGGGCGCCCACGAACCAAACTTGTGCGCTTGCATCCATCAACGTCTGCAACGTAAACCGCGCCGGTATTTGCGGAGATTGACCCGAAATCGTAAATAAGCGGAATACGAAATTTAAAAAACGAGTTTTGATTAGTCGGGGTTACCGCGCCAGTTGGAGGATCGTCCGTGTTTTCCCAAGTAATTAGTTTAGGCCAGTTTTTTGCAATATTGTCTTTTACCCAGTAATAGGTAGAACCTGTCGCTAATTCTTCGCAAATGGTTACAAATCCCGTTGATCCCGCTGTACCGTCTGCGATAGCGATGTTATTGCGAAT